CTTGAATCAAGAAACGAAGCTGGTTCAGGAATTGTTGCAGACTTAACAACATCATAATATAATACTCATGGGGGGGAATAGTCTCCCCCATGAACAAACAATTTTGTTTGGTCTTTGAAGTCTTAAAGGCGGAACGAAGCAAACATAGGAAAAAAAATGCGAACATTAAATGACTACTTTTTAACTGCTAGATTAGCTGACGTATCAGCTGCTAGTTCAGTTAACATTGCTGTACCTGATGATGGAAAAATTATTGAAATTATTTCTGTATTAGGTGGAGCAATCACAACAGCTAATTCTGTTGTAACAACTGCTATAAATGGAACTGCTGTAACAGGTGGTGGATTTACAGTTGCTCACTCAGGATCTGCTGCTGGAGACATTGATACTGCTGAACCAACAGCTAATAACAATGTTACAGAAGGTCAATATATAACTATTACATCTGATGGTGGATCTTCAACGACTCAACCACTAGACATAACAGTTATTATAAGAAGATAATTATAGTGGGGATAGCAATATCCCCATTTAACTACGGAGAAACAAATGGTTAAAAAAAGAAAACAATTAAGTTTAGATGATAAAATTGATAGTATCATTGATCTCTTAGAAGATTTAAGATACGAACAATCAAACAAGGAGTGTGAAAATTGTCAAGACGATGACGATGATGACACAAATATTAATGATGAAGATGAGGAGAACGAATAATGTCAGGTAATAGCACAGATCCAGCTTTTGCAGTAGTATCAAATGAAAACGTAGCATATACAGCAACCGCTGCTGCTAGCGCTGCATTTGGTGCAGGAATAAACCATATAAGATTATCAGCTACAACAGCTTGTTTTTATAAAATAGCAGGTACACCAGTTGCAACATCTAGTGATACATATTTGCCAGCTAACGTAATTGAGATTATCAGAGTAAATCCAGGTCAGAAAATTTCTTTCATAAGAAGTGCTACTGATGGAACTGCTTCTGTTAGTCAAATGTCTAAATAGTTTAAATAATATTTAAACAAGTTAGACTATGAATAAGATAGTTGAGAAGGAAGGATTAGTAACTACTACCTATCACTCAGATGATAAGGGAATAGTTATTGAAAAAAATTTAGATTATAAACCAATAGTAGAGCATAATAAAAAATTATATACTCATAACTCTGGTTATTCTAAATCAAAAGATTTAAAAAGAATTGCTTCAGTTCCAACACTTGTTTTAGAAATTTGGGCAAAAGAATACAATGGAAGTAATAATTGGTTTGCATTGCCAAAAGATGTTCAAAATAAAATAATGAAAAAAAAATTAAACAGTTCTGAATTTTTACTTTTTAGAACAGCACCAGGTAGATTATAATGGCACTCTCAACATACACAGAATTAAAATCAACAATTGCTAATTGGTTAAACAGATCAGATTTAACTTCAGAGATAGCTGAGGATTTTATTGTTCTTGCCGAAGCTGACTTTAATTCTAAATTAAGAATACGTCAGATGCATAGTCAAACAACAATTACAATTGATTCAGAAACAGAAAGCACACCAACAGGATTTTTACAAGTAAGAGATTTTTACATATTAAGTAACAATGATAAGTATGCGTTGAATTATCTTAGCCCACCTCAAATGGATTCTATTAAAGGAACATCTATGTCAGGGCTTCCAGTAGCATATACTATATTAGGATCAACATTTAGATTTACTCCAAGACCAGCAGATTCTTATTCTGGTATATTAAATTTTTATAAAAAGTTTGATGCTTTATCAGTATCTAACCCTTCCAATTATATTTTAACAGATCACCCAGCTATTTATTTGTATGGAAGTTTATTTCATGCAAGTAATTTTCTTGGTGGTATTGACCCAAATCAATCTCAACAATGGTCGCAAATGTATCAAACAGCTTTAGAAAGAGCTGAATTAAATGATAGAGAAGATCAGTTTTCAGGATCGCCATTACAAATTAGATCTGATGTAACTGTATCATCTCCATTTAATAGAAGATTCGTTACAACAGTAAGTGAATAATTAATATGCAATTACCTTTTGGTGAATGGTTACCAGATCAACCTGAACACTTGAATCCAGGAGCAAACGTTGCTAAGAATGTTTATTATGCTTTACAAGGTTATAAACCATTTAAAAGTTTGGTGTCTTACAGTTCTAATGCGATGGCAACAGACGCTAGGGGTGCTGGTTCATTCAGAGACAATACTAATACTGTTTTTAATTTTATTGCAACTAACGATACTATTTACCAATTAACCTCAGGTGCATTTACTGATGTAGGCGCATCAGGATTTCTTTTAAACAATTCATTCTCAACTTGCACAATTACAGTTTCTGATTATGCAAATATAACTGCTGGCAAAACAATTACTTTAACTAAAAATAATGGAACATCAGTAGTATTTACTTCTACTCTTGGTTCTCCTGGTGCATTAGAATTTCAAGTTCAAACAAATAATAATACTACAGCTACAAATTTAAAAAATACTATTGATGCTCATGCAGATTTTTCTGCAACTGTAGTTGGTGCAGTCGTTACAGTAACAAGAGGTGCTGTAGGTAGAGATAATTTAACAACTGTTTCTACTGATACCGTAAGATTAACAACTACAAACTTTACTGGTGGTACTCCTTTATCAGGTACTAACACAGATTTTATTACATTCACACAATTTGGAAATTACGTTATAGCAAGCAATGGAGTTAATGCCCCTCAATATTATTTAATGGGAACATCTACAAACTTTGCAAATTTATCAACTATTGCTACAGACGGAAGTCCACCATTATTTAGAGTATCAGGAGTTATTAGAGATTTTTTAGTTACAGGAAATATAGCCGGAGCAACAAATAGAATTCAATGGTCTGGAATAAATGATATTTCAACTTGGACAGAAGGTTCAAAATCAGCAGACTTTCAAGATTTACCAGGATCAGGCGGAAGAGTTGTTGGAATTACATCAGGCGAAATTGGTTATGTATTTAGACAAAACCAAATTATTCGTATGGACTTTGTAGGCGGAGCAACTGTATTTAGATTATCAGTTATCTCTCCAAACAGAGGTGCAGTTTATGGAAAAACTATTTGTCAAGATAATAGAAGAGTATTCTTTTATGCTGATGATGGATTTTATCAAATAGACGGAGATAACATTATAGCAATCGGCGCTGAAAAAGTTAATAGATTTTTTGACGGTAATTTAAATAAAGCATTTACAGATAGAATAGTTGCAGCTGTTGATCCATTTAATCAATTAGCGATGTGGTTATATCCATCAGCTAGTAACACTTCAAACACAACAGGTATTTGTGATAAAATTTTAATTTATAATTATGCAACTCAAAAATGGTCTTTAGCAGAAGCTAACGCTAGCCAAATATTTTCACAATTTGTTGGAGCTTATACTGTTGAGTTAATGGATATTATATCTCAAAACTTAGAAGATATTAATATTGCATTAGACTCAGATTTCTGGTCTGGTGGACAGTTATATTTAGGTGGTATTACTAATGATTATAAAGCAGCAATCTTTTCTGGTAATCAATTAGAATTTGAAATAGAAACATCAGAGCAAGAAGTATTTCCAGGAACAAGAGCAAATATTACTGGTGTTAGACCCATTGTAGATGCGACAGCAACAGTTACGGTTAAAACAAGAGAACGTCTTGCAGATACAGAAACAGAATCTTCAAGTTCTACTATGACAAATAGTGGTATTAATCCTGTAAGACAATCCGGAAGATATGTTAGAGCTAATGTTAAGATAGCATCAGGAACAAATTGGAATCATGCTCAAGGTATAGATCTTGTAGCAAGTAGAGCAGGATATAGATAATGGTAGAAGTTGTTGAAAAAGATATAGATAATGTTAGATATTCATTTGAGACGCAAGAATACTTTCAAAGACAACTTGAAGAAGCGGTAAATACATATATAAACAAATTCAATACAGAAAACGATAAAGTTTTCTCATGGTTCATAGGAGATTAATATGGCAGGAATTAAAGATTACAGCACAACAGCA